CACCGATATGTTGTCCATTGTGAAAGTAATCTTTCACTCCGTGAAAACCAATTTTTATCAAATTGTTTCCATCAACCAATAAGGTTTTTGTCACTTTTTTGTTTTTTAATTATTACTACTCTACTTCTTCTTTTTCTGATTTCAAATCAAAGTCACCATCAACTCCGATTATTTCCTTCCAATACTCGGCATATTCTTTTTTGTATTGTTCGATTGATGCCTTTTCTTCGGAAGCTTCTTTTCCTGGTAAGAAACCGTGTGGTGTTACGATAATCTTTCCATCTTCAAAACCAAGTCCGTTAATGTGATTTTTCATAACAGACACCTTAGTTCTTGATGCGAACTTCACAGTTCTCTTATCTTTAGTTGCGGTAATTTTTGTAGTACCAGCACCTTTTTGATTTCCAAATAAGAACACTAATGAAGAATTCAACCAAATAGCTTCACCACCTTTTGCCTTAATTTTAGGTTGTCCAAACGGATTATCAGGTAATTCAACCCAAGGTTGGTTAACAATGATTAGGGTATTTTCATATTTAGAGTCTGCTTTACGTGAACCTGAAATACGTTGGTTAATACCCATACCAATCTTATCGGCTAAAACACTTGCATTGTGTTGTTTACCTCCTTTACCTTCGTAAGTCATTTTACAAGGAACAGAACCAACTGAGTCCCACATAATACACAATGAATAATCTAAATCACCCTTTTCTTGAGCATCTAATAAATCATTGATGTAATCTGTGATTTGTTCAATATAATCAAAGTTATTATTGAATATATAAAAACCGTCCCACTCTAATTCTCCCGTTTCTGTATCAACAACTTCCTCACATTCAAACCCCATTAATTTAGCGTGGTCAAACGACCATTTTTGTTCTGTGATGATGAATACAGGTAAAATACCTTTCTTCTGAGCATCAACCGCAGTCTTAACTAATGCCGTAGTCTTACCCGTATCTGAATGTCCTAAGAACATATTGATGTGTCCCATCGCGGGGCCAGGTAAACCAACCGCATCCAAAAACGGTGCACCAAGGTCAAAGAATCTTTGTGGTTTATACTTTGCCGATGTGGAAAATTTCTTTTTAAGTGAACTGAAATCGTTCTTTTTAATTGCCATTACGCTTCGTAAATTTTAAAATTTGTTATAGTTTCCAACTTATCTTTAGCATCTGTAAGTTGTCCAACTAAATTATCCATCTCTTCTGTGTGTTGTGGATGTTCACCAATCCCAACAGGATTTGTGAAATAAACATAAAGTCTTGCTTCAGCGTCAGCAATTTCTGCTTCATATTTTTTAACTAATGCTTCTTTTAATTTTTCTGCAATCACTGGTTTCATTTTGTCTTTTTAATTTGTTTATAAAAAAAAGCATGGACACAATATGTTTAAAAGTATCCATGCTTAATTAAATTTAGAATGGCAAATCTTCTGCTGGTTCTTCGTCTGCTTGTGGGTCAACAGGAGTTGGTGTTTCTTGTTTTGCCCCTCCAAGTGAAATTTCAGCAGCTTCACCGTAAACATATTTTTTAAGTTCAGATGACCACATTGGTGTCTCACCAACTGCAACTGCTTCTAAATATTCTACGGGTTTTTTTGAATACACATCATTCCATGTAAGTTCATCTTGGAGCCATCCTTCCATGATTTCTTTATCCTCGTGTAAAGGTTGAGGGTCATCATACATGATTGTTTGAATAACGGTATACTCTTTTCCTTGTGGTGTTTTTGCCTTTGTAAGTTCGATGATTAAATCGCGACCTTTCTCAGCGTCAGTTACATCACCTTTAGCTTTCCAAATAGGAAGAATTTTATCTAACACACCTTCTTGTTTGTAGTTGTGTTTGAATCGCCAGAATTTAACACCATCTTGTTCATTGTCACGGTCAATTACTTTTACGATGTAAAATAAACGTGAACGGTATTGTGATGCTAATTCTTTGTCTTCTTTCTTACCTGTTGAAATAAGTTCATTATAAACTTCAGTCAAAGGTGAACGTTCGTTGTCATTTTTTTCAGGGTCATACAACTTAACCCATTGTCCGTTTACTTGAATTTCATGATACCATACCTCAACAAATGGTGATGAACCATCTTTCGTTGGTAAGATACGAATTCTTCGTGATGCGGATTTTTCATTCTTCTGAAGGATTGCTGAAAAATACTTCTTCAATCTGTCTTCTTGTGAAATGTTTGATTTTTGTGAACCCGTAGTTGTTGAGTTCTTTTCGTACTGCGCAAGTACTGAATCTAATACTGAATTTGCCATAAATAAATTTTTAATTATTACTCTTTTATCTACAACAAATATAGGTGAATATTCAAGTTTGTCAAATAAAAAAGGGACTCAAAGGTCCCTTATTTATTAGTTTTGTTTTTCGTCATCATAGATGTTAAAAGTCTTCTTTATTTCGTTTGGAGAGAAGTTTTCAACATCATCGGAGGTTAATATATATTCATTTTTTCCTGTTTTTTCCATTTCAACTTCTTTATCTTGGAAAAAATCTGTCAATTTTTGATTGTATGGATAAGAATCTAAAGACCTTAACATAAGTTTTTCTTCAGGTGTTTTTTCTCTATATTTATCAAACTTATTTTCTAAGCTGTTTATTTTATCCATAATCTGGTCCATAGTGTTCAATTTGTTTTCTAAATCATCTAATCTAGTGAACATACCATCCATGAACTCATCCTGTTTTGTTTTAATTTCTTGTTGGTTAGTAACTAAATCAGTAATATCTATTTCTTCAGATTCGCCTTCAACACTTTCTTTTTCAGCATCAACCTCTTCAACATCAGGGTCAGATTCAACATCTATTGGTTCTGCCACTTCTTCAGCGGGTGGTGCCTCTGTAGATGTCGCATCACCAGCCGGAGGTGCGGGTGTAGTTTCTCCTTCGGGTGCTGGTGGCACTTCTCCTTCAGGTGCCGGTGGTAATTCACCTTCAGGTGCCGGTGCATCAACTTGTTCTTTTAAAATATAAGAATTAATTTGATTGAACCTTTTAAGTTCTTCTATAATTTTTTTATCAATATTCATTACGTTAATTTTAACCGTTAAGTAATGTCTTAACACCTGTTGGTGTTTCGACTTTTAATGTTCTGTTAGTTTTCATAGTATTGTCAACTCTTTCAATAAGTCCGTCTTTCATTCTTATTGTGTAACAATCACCGGTATCTAAATCACAAACTTCCTGATACCCGTTTCCGTTATCCTTTTGAGTGATTCTTGTATCTTTTTTTAGATAGTCGTCTAAAAGTGCTTTCATGTTCATATTATTTTATATATAAATATATCGTTTGTTTATAAAATTATGGGAAGTACGTAGTAGCTAACCCAACTAATTCTTTATATGCGTTGTAAACGTTTGGTAGGATTGTTTCGTTTTGTACATTTTGAAGTACGAAGTCTTTTATTTGACTAGCACTTTTTCCTGTAAATCCGTATCCAGTATCCCAAGTTGCGATTATGAACTGAGCGATAGATTCTTTAGTTGTTTCCAAATCATTACCAATATTTAGTAATTTTAATTCAGTTATTATAGGACCTAAATTTTGATACAATTTGTAAGCAATTTGTATAGAATCAATTGGTTGGTCAAATGAAAATAGTGGGTTAGTTACATTATCTATACTTGTACAAACCAATGAATTTAATTTTGGGTCGTCGCTATATGTATTTATTCCCGTCAACTCAAATAGGTTATTATTAATTGGCTGTACTAAGTTTTCTTCGAACCCATTAGAAGATCTTGTAATTGCAATAACGAATAAAGTAATACCTATATTTTTATCTAATGAAGGTAATGTTTTTATTAAATTAGCCAACTGAACAAATGTTAAACTACTTCTTGAAATCGCAACAAAAGGTAATGATTCATATTTAGAACTAACAAGTAATTGACACTCATCTTCAGGTTTCAAAGTTGTACCAACAGCTTCAGGTTGATCTAAAGAAGTTGTCGCTCCTGAAACCGCAGAAATAGGGTTTGGTTTTTGTAATGCAATACTTTTATATTTTTCTAAATAGTTTTGTTTAATGTACGTTGCCATACTTTCAGGTTTCGGTAACTCATATATTGGCATTCTTG